ATTAAAGTTTCATCAGACCAAAGAATCAAAACAAACATAGCTGATACTACTATGTCAGCAGTTGATAAAATCAATGAAGTAAGAGTTGTTGATTTTGAATGGAATGATCCATCTGACACTTCATACAATAATCGCAACGCCAGAGGTCAATGGACAGGCGTTCTTGCTCAAGAGCTAATTTCTGTATTCCCATTCGCAGTCAATGCACCAAGAAACGAAGATGATTTAAGTATTGACCAAGAAAGTGATAAAAAATGGCAAGTCGATATGGCTCATTTAGTGCCTGTTTTGATGAAAGCCCTCCAAGAACAACAGGCAACTATTACGGCTCTTGAAGCGCGTATAACAACATTGGAGTCTGAATAATGAGTAGATCAAGAGATGCAGCGGACCAGATAAACAGGGTCAACTCCAGTGCTGCGGACGCCACTGCTATCACGATAGATAGCTCAGAAAATGTTGGGATTGGGACGACTTCGCCTAATGCCGTATTAACAACTGACCCAGAGTCAGGCAACTTTAGTTCTACTTACAACAATTATGATGGTGTTGGTCTTTTTATAAGAGGAAACGGAACATCAGGTAATGGCAATTATGGCCCTGCTTTAGTTTTTGGTAGTTGTGACTCAGACACAGTAAACCAAGACCATAAACACGCGGCTATTTCAATTGTGCAAACGGACACTGACCCTAATCAAACAGGTTTGGCTTTTTGGACGCATCCTAGTGCTACTGCTGCTGATGCTCTTGTTAATTCCATGCGTATCACATCAGCGGGCAATGTTGGGATTGGGACTTCGAGTCCTGATACATTATTACATTTACAAAAAACTACATCTGGGGCAATATCGGCTGGTGGCGCACGACAAGGTTCTGTTATTAAACTACACCACGAAGCGCAGTGGGAAGCTGGTTATAATAGCGACCCTACTGACTTCTTAGGCGCAGTAGAGTTTTCAAGTGGTGATACCTCTGGTTCTGGTCTGGCAGGTGAAGGTGTTCGAGCAGCTATTAGAGCACCTGTTGAAGACGCATACAATAATGTTGGATTATCGTTCGAAACAGGCGGTACTAGAGCAGAACGTATGCGCCTAACATATCCCGGTAATTTAGGCCTCGGAACAACCAGCCCTACCAACTACAACTCCACAACATATAAAAACATATCAGTAAACGCCTCAGTCGGTTCCACGATGGAATTGCACATTGGCGGTGCGCTTCGGGCATACTTCCACGCCTATGGTAGTTTTGTTGGGTTAGGAACTAAAACAAATCATGCGTTGAATTTTGTTCAAAATGATACTACCCGAGCAACTATTGATGCGAGTGGCAATTTTCACGTAAGCAAACAAACTGTCGGCAACGATGCTGGAGGTACGTTATATGCTAATGGACAGGCGTATTTTGTCACGGGTGCGGGTGAGGCAACCCTGCTAGTAAACAACTCAGGCGGCAGCAATAGTACAAATACATTAATACAGTTTTACAGAAACAGCAGCGGCGTAGGCACCGTAACAACATCAGGCGCTTCAACATCCTACAACACCTCATCAGACTACCGTTTAAAGACTGACGTGCAGCCGATGACAGGCGCATCTGATCGTGTACAAGCACTTAACCCAGTTAATTTTGAGTGGATTGCTGATGGCACAAGAGTAGATGGTTTCCTCGCACATGAAGCAGCGACAGTCGTACCAGAGGCTATCCACGGCACCAAAGACGCCATGAAGGACGAGGAGTACGAGATATCAGCCGCTACTGGCGAGATATACACGCCCCTTGAGGCGGCTTACGTTGATGAAGACGGCGAAGAAGTTGCTCCGACAAACGAGGTTATCCACAGCACAGACGTAGTGGAACCAGAAACTTTAGCGGAAGGTCAACTATGGAGGCAGACGACTGAAGCCGTCATGGGTACTCGCAGTGTTATAGACCCGCAAGGCATCGATCAGGCTAAACTCGTACCATTGCTAACGGCTGCGCTGCAAGAGGCACTAACGAAAATCGACAGTCTCGAAACACGACTAACAGCGCTGGAAGGATAATAAATTCAACCCCTAACCGAAAGGAGATCAACATGACTGAAGACAAAAAGGTCATTACGATTGACGACATTGAATACACTGAAGACCAGCTAAGTGACACTGCAAAGATGTGCATAAATCACATTAACTCACTGGATCAAAAGATCGGCTCTGCGCAGTTTAATTTAGTTCAGCTTCAGATGGGCAGGCAAGGTTTTATGGCTGAGTTAAAGTCTGCTCTTGAGGCAGGCGAAGAATAGCCGCGTAGCATTACGCAAAGGCAAGGGGCAGTTTACGCTGCCCTTTTGCTTATTGGGTATAATGTGTTATGTTGGCCTAACGCGACAACCTATAACGAGGCAGCGATGGCCCTGATTGACCTTAACATACCCGCTGGCGTTTATCGCAATGGCACAGACTTGCAAAGCACTGGCCGCTGGCGTGACGCAAACCTTGTGCGTTGGCACGAAGGAGTAATGCGCCCAATAGGCGGATGGCGCACCCGGTCTGACACCGCTGGCGCTGCTAAAATGCGTGGTATGCTAACATGGTCGGATAATAGCAGCGACCGATGGATTGCTACAGGATCATACAATAAACTGTACATATGGAATGCAGCAGGCACTCAGTCTGACATTACTCCAGTTGGCCTAACATCTGGCCGAGAGGACGCCATAGCGTTCACTGGCTACGGCGGTGATATTTACGGCTCGTATGCGTATGGTATTGCAAGGCCAGACACAGCACGCATCCAGCCAGCTACAAGTTGGGACTTGGAGCCTTGGGGTCAATATCTTCTTGCCTGCAACGAAGATGACGGCAAGATTTATCAGTGGACGCTAAACACAAGCTCGGTGGCTGCTGTGTTAAGTAACGCGCCAACGTCAAACAACGGCATTGTTGTAACAGAAGAGCGCTTCTTGTTTGCGTTAGGCGCAGGCGGCAACCCACGCAAGGTGCAGTGGTCGGATCGGGAAGACAATAATACATGGACCCCAGCCGTGACTAACGAAGCTGGTGATTTTGAATTAAATACGTCTGGCGCTCTAATGAAAGGCGTCAACGTCCAAGGTCGCACATTGTTGCTCACGACAAGAGACGCGCACGTCGCAAACTACATTGGCCCTCCTTACGTTTATGGTATTGAGCGCGTCGGCACGTCATGCGGTATTGCATCAAAACAAGCCATAGCAGTCGTCGATCAAGGTGCATTCTGGATGGGCGTTAATTCGTTTTACGCGTACCAGGGTAGCACAGTAAAAGAGTTGCCGTGCGAGGTTTCTGACTATGTTTTCAATGACTTAAACAAAGCGCAAATTAGCAAAGCGTTTGCAATGTCTAACAGCATGTTCGGAGAAGTCATTTGGTTCTACCCGTCCAGCGCGTCAACTGAAAATGACCGTTACGCCAGCTTTAATTATGTTGAAGGCACATGGCAGATCGGAGAGTTGGACAGGACCGCAGGATATGACCGAGGCGCATTCCGCCAGCCGATGATGATATCCGCCTCAGACCGTAAGCTGTACGAACATGAAATCGGATTTGAGTATGGATCACTTACGCCATTCGCTGAAAGTGGGCCGTTTAGATTTGGTTCTGGAGATCAGGTCATGAGCGTCACAGAGATGCTGCCTGACGAAAAGTCTCAGGGAGATGTTAGTGCCACGTTCAAAACACGGTTCTATCCGAATGGAACTGAGCGCTCGTATGGTCCATACTCTATGAGCAATCCAACGTCCTTACGGTTTACAGGTCGGCAAGTTCGTATGCGTATTGAGGGCGCAAGAATGTCAGATTGGCGTGTAGGAATTAACCGCGTTGACGTTGTAGACGGCGGGCGCAGATGACACAGCAGGGCCGTCCACCAGAGCCACGCGAAGAAGATTGGCAGACATGGGGGCGTCGGCTGATGTCATACCTGTCGCAAAATCGCTCCACGCTGGTTCAGCAGACGGGCGGCGAAAACGCGGCAGATGACGGCACGATCATGTGGGACCGTCAAAACCTTTACCCAGTGGTCAGCAAGAATGGCGAGTGGCGGCAGATCGTTCTTGAGGATGGACACGCTGACTTTATTTTAACCTCAGACGTTACCCCTGCCGCTGCAAACACCGCATACAAATTAACATATGATGCGCCTTCTGGTAACGACGGTATCACGCAAGGATCGCCAACGTCTCGCATTGTATTTGAGGAAGCGGGGCAGTACGTCGTGTCGTTCTCTGCTCAGATATCATCCACGTCAGCAAGCACAGTGCATTTTTACTTCTGGCCCAGCGTCAACGGCACGAACGTGGCAGACAGTGCAATGACGACTGCGCTGCACCAAAACAACGCTACCCTAGTGACTTCACGCACGCAAATATTTACTCTTGCGGCAAATGATTATTTGGAAGTTAATTACATGATCGACAACACAGGCGGGTTTCTGAACTACACTGCCGCATCCTCGCCAGTACCAGCCATACCCGCTTCAACTTTAGCAATTACGAGACTTCATGGATAAAGAGATTAAAAGATGTCGTAAATGGATAGAGGCCGCGTTGGAATACTCAGGCGGCACTCACACGTTTAGCGATGTTGTGAACGGCCTCAACAAAGGCGTGCTACAACTGTGGCCGACGCCGAGGGGGTGCATAGTTACTGAAATTGTGGTATATCCGAAAAAGAAAGTTTTAAATGTCTTTTTGGGTGGCGGCGAGTTGGATCAGATTTTAGACATGCACAAAGATGTAATGGATTGGGCGAAGGTGCAGGGCTGTACCGCGCTATCAATGTCAGGTAGGTCTGGCTGGAAGAAACCACTAAAAGAACACGGCTGGAAAACTCAGCATGTTTCTTATGTTAAGGAGTTCGCATAATGTCAGGCGGCAAGGGCGGGTCATCGACCCAAACAGTTGAGATACCAAAATACATTGAAGAAGCGGCAAAGCGAAATTTAACTAAAGCTGAAGGCATTTCCCAGATTGGTTATGTGCCATACTACGGGCCAGACGTTGCTGCGTTCACTCCAATGCAGCAGGCTGGTTTCCAAAACACCGCCGACGTTGCTAGCGCATTCGGCATGGCGGCTCCAGCGTCACAGCAAGACATCATGGGCGGCATGGGCGCACCGACGCAATACGCAAACGGTGTAAGGGGGTATTCGTCTCAGCCGCTATATCAGCAATCGCTAGATGAATTTGCCGCCGCACGCCCAGGACAAAAATCTTACATAGACAGTTTCTTCATAGACCCGAATAATGGGCAATATGCGTACCAGCCTTTTAATTATACGCAGATGAGTTCTGTAGACGATGCTGTGGCAAAAGCTCTTGCTGAAAGAGATGCGGCAGATGAGGCATATCGCATGAGCCAGTATAGCCCAGGCTTTGATATGGATGCAATGGGCGGTCAACCTTCTACACCTAGCTCTGGAGGTGGTTATACAAGTTTTGGCGATGTGTGGGACGGCGGTGGGCCTGGGTACTCAGGTGATGCTCACGGGTCTGGTGGAGGTAAAGACGCAGACAAAAACGGCGACGGCCACATTAGCATGGAAGAAGCCAAAGATTTAGACCAAAACTCTATTTCAAGAACTTCTAACGCCGTGCAAGGCATAGACCCCGGTGGAGACGGCGGAGACGGCGGAGACGGCACTGTTATATGCACTGCCCTACACGACCTTGGTATTCTTCCAGATGACATCTACAACTTAGACGTTGAATTTGGGCAGCGCGTAAACAGCGAAGACCCTGCGCTTGGAGACGGATACCGAGCTTGGGCGACGCCAGTAGCAGAGTACATAAAAGGCAGCAGCCTTGGGCCTAAGGCAGTTCGTGCGGTAGTAGCGCCTATAGCGAAATCTTGGGCAGCGCAGATGGCGCATGTAATGCGGCCAGAAGAATATAAATCTAATATTTGCGGTAGATTAATCATGGCAATAGGTCATCCAATATGTCGATCAATTGGCAAGTGCTTAACAGCAAAAACAAAGGAAGCGTGATATGATTAATGCACAGCAAAAACAAAGATTGCTGAACGCGTCTTTAGGCGGTCCACAGGGCAGCTTTACCCCTCAACCTCCTCCCCTTTCTGCGCCAGGCGGTCCACAGGGCAGCTTTACCCCTCAGAATTCTCCGCCTATGTTTGGAGGTAAAGGCGGCGTAGGAGGCGGCCAAGCCAAGCCAATGCAAGGTAATTACGTTTCTAGCAACGATTTCTTCAATGAAAAAACCGTACAGTTACCTAGTACGCAAAACGTTTTTCCAAGTCCCGCGCCAGCAATGCAGCAAGGAGGTTACGCACCTCTAACGCCCTCTGGAAATTTCAACGTAAATCAAGCAAGCGCAGGCGCGTTGGAAAAAGCCATGCAAGGCACACAAATGGGCATGGGGTTCCAAGCCCCCACAATGTCGGCGTTTGGGTACGGCCCAGCCCAGCAACGAGCGCAGCAGTTAGCATCAACAAACATTGCACAATATGAAAGCCCATATCAGCAAGCGGTGATCGACCGCACGCTTTCAGATTTAGCTGGCGCACAAGAGAAGCAGTTAAACGTCATGGGCGCGCAAGCAGAAGCAGCCAACGCATTCGGCGGGTCTCGCCAAGCGTTAGAAGCCGCTGAGACGCGAAAAGGCTTTGCCAAACAAGCGGCTGACACTGTTGCAAACTTGCGACAGTCTGGCTTTCAACAAGCACAACAGGCCGCACAGTTTGATGTTGGTCAACGCGCTGCCGTCGAAGCAGCCAACGCCGCTGCACGCACAGCAGCCTCTCAGTATGGCGCAACATCAGCGCAGCGAGCGCAGGAGCAAGATTTTTCAAACCGACTTGCGGCAAACCAAGCACGCCTGTCTGCCGCGCAGCAAATGGGTTCGTTGGGGCAGCAGGCATTTAGCACTGGTCAATCAATCCAGCAGCAGCAAATGCAGCAAGGCTTGCTACAGCAAGGGTTACAGCAGGCTCTTATCGACGCTGCTCGCGGTCAGTTTGCAGGCTACGCAGGCGCTCCAAATGCCGCGCTTCAAGCGCCACTGGCGGCTCTTGGAGTTACGCCAGTTCCAGAGACACGTACATCGTCCAAGCAGCCCGGCTTGTTTGACTATCTGTCGCTCGGCGCAACTGCTATCGGCATGTCAGACGAACACCTCAAGACCAACATCAAGCCGCTCGGCAAAGAGGCAGGCATCAACGTCTACTCATGGGATTGGAACGACGAAGGTAAGCGGGTCGCAGACCCAGCGCAGCCGACAGTCGGCGTTATGGCTCAAGAGCTTCAAGCGACGCATCCGCACTTGGTTGCACGGGCTAATGATGGATACCTCCGCGTTAATTACGCTGGGTTAGTTTCGGAGTTAGGGGCAGCCTGATGACACTCAAGGAGCGCTTAGGTTTATCAGACCGAGATATACTAGCCAAGACCATACAGGCCGAGGCTGGCAACCAAGGTGCGCAAGGTATGCTTGCCGTTGGGTCTGTTATAATGAACAGAGCTAAAGCGTCAGGATATGGCGGCAGCATTCAAGACGTTATCTTGAAGCCTGGTCAGTTTTCCCCTTGGAATAGCGAAACAAACTATGCGGGTGGCGCGCAAGGTCAGGACATGATGAACCTGGTTGCAAGCCCTCAAGCGTATGCAGTTACCGACGCGGTTCTATCTGGAAAGGCTCCAGACCCGACAAGCGGCGCAACCCACTTCTACAACCCAGACATATCAAATCCATCTTGGGGTGCGGAAAAGCAGGGTGGTGATTGGACCCGTATTAATTCGCACTTATTCGGAAAAGCTGACGCTGGTCGCGGCAGCAATCAAATCATAGCCGACGACGCAATGCGCGCGATTGGTAAGCAGCCAATAGGACTTGCGGATGCAAATATTACAGGACTTGCGGATGCAAATATTAAGGAGAATAGCCAAATGATGCAGCAACGAAGACCGCGTGGCCTACTCGAAAGCTTTGGCATTCAGAAGATGCAAGAAGGCGCTGAAGGCGAAACTGGTCAGCGCTTCTACAATCGTGACACCTTCAAGGATCGTCTGGCAGACTTAGCTGTCAGTTTCGGCAAGATGGGCATAATGGGTTTGGATGAACCAGCGGCGGCTGTAGCTAACAGACGGGCTGCAAGGCGAGATAAGAATAAGACGATTGAAGCTATTAGTAGAATGGGTACGCCTCAGTCGGAGCAGGCGATTGCATTTTTGAACGCGGGTGGTGATCCTGTATCTGCTCTGAAGATTGCCTTTGCCAAACCTGATGGGAAGTATAAGCAAGTCCTTGGCTCTTCTATTGGGCTTAAAGGTGCGGATGCAAGCAGACTATTTAATGTCAGTCCTGACGGGAAGTTTAGTAGTGTCGGCAGTGGCCCTAGCACTGTAATTAATACTGGTGACGTTGGGACCGGGGAATATGGGTATGGAACCAAATTTGGCCTTAAATCTGGCGAAAGGATTAATTTAAAAACTGGTAAGATATCAGTTATCCCCGGCAGTTCATTAGAACGTGAAATAGCAGAGCAAGAGCAAACAAGTGAAGCAATTCAAGATCGGGCAGAGGATCAAGCAGGCACTACCGGCAGTGTTATTGATAAGAAAGTAGACATGCTTGTCAAAATGCTGGAAACAGGTGGCACCTTCGATTTACCGGAAGCTGGTATTTTAGGGGGAGCATTGGGGAAGATGGGGATAAATCAAGAAGCTGTTACATTTGCGAATGAAATCCAAGCAATTCAATCCATTATTGCTTTCGATCAGCTTGCAAAAATGCGCGCTGCTTCAAAAACGGGAGCAGCATTGGGGGCTGTTACAGAGAGAGAGCTTGACCTTCTTATGTCGGCTTACGGTAGCCTAAAAACAAATACTGATCCAAAAATATTGGCGCAAAATCTCAAAGACATTAAACGAGTTATGGGGCTGATTGAACGTGAGCCAGCAGCTCGGGAAATATATTACGGCGGTGGCGGCTCTACTTCCTCATCAAGTCAGTCAGGCATTGTAGTTGGAGAACCAATCAATGGGAACTAAAGTTTATCCCGTAACCGTAAATGGCGTTTACATTGAAGTCCGTGCGGCCAGCAAGGAAGAGGCGCAAGAAAAAGCTAAAAAGGTAGACATTTCCTCTGCGCCAAAGCTAATAGCAAAGGAAGGCACTACGCGCGTGTTTGAGAGGCAAAACGGCCAGCGCTATGTCGTCTCCCCAGGGGCCAGCTTTACAGACCCAGAGAAAGTGGAAAAGGCTTTGTCGGGGATGACTGCTGGCGAAATATCTAGGCAATCTATTGACGAGTCATTAATTGCCGAAAGCCCTGTTGGGGCGAGGGCGGGTGAGTTTCTGCGAGGAGTTCCATTCGCAGGATCAAGAT